GTCGGGGTTGTTGGCGGCGGTCAATGAGGGTGTGAATGTATGTAAATAATCCGATTGCGAGGGTGTCACTTCGGTTGGTGTGATGTTCCCCTTCAAACCACACTGGAACGGAAAGATCAACTGCGAGAACGTCGCCTGATCGGTCATCAGGCTATCGCGGTACAGTTTTTGATACACATTCACGCGGCGAACTTTGGAACGGACTCCAAGTTGTTCTTCAATGAAAGCTGGCTTTGCATCCGTCAAAACTTTGTTGGCTTTACCCGGCCAGATTTTCGTCGCGGCAACCGCGGTGCCGCGCGTGCCCTCTTTGCCATATTGGACGACTGTAAATAATGAACTACCCATTGATTTTCTCCTTGGCGGTCTTTACAGGTTTATACAACCCATGATCGACCGCCTCTTTGAATTCATGGAGCAAGCCGAGAGCCTGCGCCTGCGCTTCGGTCACTTCGTGCGGCAGACCGGGGACTCCGTCGCCGCGCGTCATATCGAAAATATAGATTTTTTCTGACATATCCTCAATCTCCTATCGCAAAAACGATGACGCCATTGAGATTCTCTTTCACCTCCCAATACGCCAGGAAGCCCCAATGCGGCGCCTCATCTCCATACGTCAATTCGATGGGGCCGGTGATCTGGTCGGAGCGGGATTGCAAGGCGAACGAGTGGACCAGCCCGCCGAGTTTGTTATTTCCCGCCGCCGCCGTGATGATCTTCCCATACCACGGCAGGAGCGAGGGAAGAAGGGATTTATCATTACTGGGAGCGATATGAAATTCGGTCACGCCCTGATAAAATCCCTCATTCGGTCCGCCAGCCGAAACCTTGAACTCCACCTCACCGGGGATGGTGAGCGCCAGCGGTTCAACCGCCAGCGTTTTTGGGTCAATGGCAATGGGGAATTCCGCGCGCTTGTATAAATAAGGGGCACGCACCAGCGAGAAACCTGTCCCGCTGATTCCAGCCCACACATCCTGCATCGCATCGATCCAGGTCTCGATCATTTGACCGCCATTTCAGCGGTAACGGCATCGCCTGCCTGTTTGAGATCCGCGTCGATCATCGGCTTTAGGGCCGAATATCCTGCCGCTATGAAGCCGCGCTTGCTGAATCCAGGATGATCCACGCGTTTGACGAACTCACCGTTCAATAAGCGCAGATATCCATTGCGTTCCCGCGGCTCGATGGGATGGGCTTCCGCGCCATGTTCCACAACATTGATATACCAGGGCTGACCCTGCCCCCACCAGCCCACGCGCCCGGTCAACGATATGCCCTTGCCTGCAACAGATTTTTTGAACTTCGACTGTGCCCTGCCCGTCTGTCTCGGAATCATCGGTTTGATCAGGTTGTATAAAGCGGACACGTTGCGTTTCAACATCCCGCGGAAATGTTTTTCAACCACTTCGGGGTAGAATTTCAACAGGTCGATTTGCCGTTGAAGGTCGGGGGATTGGATCGAGGCTTTGATACTCACGGAACCCTCGGCAGTTGATAACGCATTTTGATGCGTTCGATCTCATGGCGCGGGAAGGCGTCATGATAGAACACGACTCCCAGTTCCTGATTGCCTGTGCGTCCCTGATATCCTGATTTGGCTTTGTTGATGATCAGCGTGGCAATCTGTTTCGATAGATATTGGATATCATCCGGCGCAAAATAACGCGACATGGCGGTTCCGTTCGCATGAGTCGCGGCAGTGGTGCCGTTGACTCCGCGTTCCACCGTTACCGTGCGATAAATATCCACTGCTGTACTGCCGGAATGTATCACGCGTCCCGTCCCGTTCCAGCCGCGTAACACGGATAACGTGTTATTCGATGTACGGCGGTCACGGACTCTCATTTGCTCGAAATCCACGCGCATGATCTCACCCACATTGACCAGGGAGGCATTCACAACCGTGATCGTTTCATCCGAGGCAGACATGGACGCGTTGAGCGTGGTCACGCTGGCAGTGGGATCATCCCAGCCCGTAACCAGTTCCTGTTCAGATTCGATTAGCAAAACCATACCGGGCGAGGCTTTCGATCCGTTGGATACTTTTAGCGTCGTCTGTGAGGCATCCTGTTGCGTTGTATCCGCCACCGTTGCGCCGATGAGCGCAGAGCGTGAATATTTTCCCCACCTGCCTGAAATCGCAATCCCATCCTCAAGGTCTGTCCAGGTATAGAGCAGGGAGGAATCGGGATCAGCGACAATTTTGGTATAGGGACCATTCGCCCAATGACCGTCATCGGGTTTCAGGATGTAGTCCACATTGGTCAAAGACTCGCCCTCGTTGGTGATACTGGTGATGGCAAGCAAGGGCGGCACAAAGATTTCATACGCGTTACCGGGGGCTTTGAATCGGCGCGTGGCAGTGACCGGGATGAACCAGCCGATCTCTTTTTGTAGGTAATCGCACGCTTCTCGTATCGCCTGCATCAAGCGCGCTTCATCTGCCAGGGGTGCCTGTGCATCTGCAATCAAATCCTGTACGGTGCAAAATAGTTGTGAGTTTGCCATGATTATTGATTCTTCCCCAGCCCGGGGAGGGCGGGCTGGGGAGGGTAAATCAGCCTGAAAAGGGCAGGCTGTTATCCCTTCTTTTTGCGTGGCGCCTTAATATCAGCACTCTCCGCGTCGGGTTGAATGGCAGTGGTTTCTCTGGTTCCGTCCAGAATCGGCTTGATATAGCCAGCAACCAACAATCGCTCGGCTTGATCGGAATTTGAAATCTCAACGACTTCGCCCGCAACGCACGATCCGATCGCAGGACCAGCAAACGAAACCAGAGCTATAAAAAATGCCATAATTCTCCAATGGGGAGGGGGTTGCGCCCCTCCCCAAATTTGACCCGTTAGGTCTTCATTTTAAGGTACCCGATGGCATCCGCTTGCAATTGCTTGAAGGTTGTGCGGAAATAAAGCCAAATCTGAACTTGTCCCGTGCCAGCCGCGGAATACGGATCGCGCAGGAGGGTCAGGCTGGGGCTTTCGCGCCAGCCCATGAAATTCCAGTTTCCGAAGTAGGCCACTTTTGCGGTAGAAGCGATGGTGGCGACTTTGGATGAGAAATTCACGGGGTAGCCGAGAATCGCGCGTCCGCCAAGACCAGCTCCGCCAGGTGTGGGCGCGTAATACTGCGGATTGCCCACGATCTTCGAGAGGTAGGCATACGTGGCAGGGTTCATGACAAAACTGACCGAGCCGCTGTCGTCGAGATAATCGGCGACGGTAGCATTCAGGGCGGTGTCTTCCATTTCACCAAGCACGATGGCGCTGTTGGTGGCGGTGGTCTTGTAGGCCGTGCCCGTGGTGCCCGCTTCTGTAATGAGCAGTTGGTTCATGGTCTTCGCCATACCGCGCGCGATCCAATCGGCCAGAAAATCTTCGATGTTGACCGCCGTGTCCTGAAGCAATTCATAGGACAGGGTGATCTTCTTCGAATATTTGACCAATGTCATCGAGCGTTTGGCGAGCGCGGGCGCGTCCTGATCGAACCCGGCGGCTTCTGCTGTGCTGACGAATTCGCCGTCAGTCTCGTTGTCGTAGGGGACATCGACCGTGGTGCCGTTGCCAGGGATCCTGCGAACGCCGAGTTTTTCAGGGAGCGACATTTCAGTTCGCTTGGCAATGATCTGGTTATAGAAACCAGTCGCGACAGTATCACCGCCGTCTGCGGCTGTGCCGATGTTCATGTCGGTCGCGTTGGACGCGCGGATTTCGATCTCGTTTTGACCCACCAGCATGTTGCGCACACCGCCCGTATCAGCGGTCTCGATCCACGCTTTGAGCGCGTTCGGGAAGTTGTCGCCGCGTGCCTGCTTCAACACCGCAGGAGCAATGGGTTCGGGTCTCTGCGTTTCCTGTGGAAACGACTTGGATCGCGCAAGGCGCCTGGTGAGGGAAACGATATCATTCTCGAAACCATGATATTTGGTTTGTTCATCTTCAGTGAAATCTCGATTCTCACTTTCGGAAAGGGCGATCAAGGCTCGTGCATCCGCCTCGACCTTTGTTTTTTGTGCAAGCAATTCACGTTCGTTCATGATTGCAGTCCTCGTTTCTGTTCTTTTTGGTTTATTCGACACTCAACAGGTTGAGCTTTCTCCGCCGCATCGCGTGACGCGCCTTCACCTGCGCTTCTACGCCGCCTGGCGTAGCCTGCGGAGGCTGGATGGGCACCGCCTGCTGTAATGTTTCCAGTTTGGCCCGCACACCCACAGAAGTCTGTGGGTAGGCAGGATATGTGACCGGCGAAACGTCGTACACGCGGCTCTTTCGAATCAGCGTCCGAATCCATTCGCCATTTAATTTCTCCCATTTATCGCCATCTGTCGCCACGCTGAATGCGAACGACATCTGCGAAACGTCGCCGCGCTTGATGCTCACCATCAAATCCCGCGCCCATTGCGTTTCGGGCGGCAGGATGTCTATCGCCAGCCCATGCTCGTCTGCGCCGAGTTTCAGTGTGCCGTTGATGGATCGACCAAGAATGTAATTTGGGTCGTGGTTGAACAACGCACGCACATCATCATTCTCGATGCCATCGAAAAAACCTGGTGCGATCTGCTCTCGGAAATTTCCCAGCACATCCGAGAGTTGATTGAAACGCGCGGCATAACCCTGAATATGCTCAGGCTCATCCCCTTTTTTCACGGCGCGCAGTTCGCCAAATAGATACCTGCGTTCGAGTTCGTTGTTCTCAGGCATGGTCTGCCTCCTGTAATAGCGGCATGATGTTTTCAACGCTCAACAGTTCATGGTTTTCCGAAAGCACATCCGCGCCGCGCCCACCGCACATGGTTTGGATTTCGGTCAGGGTCGCTTCACGGTCCAGAATGCCAGAGTCAAAATAGGGCGTGAGTGTTGCCTCAATGAATTGAGGAAAATCCCGCTTGTAAAATTGCTCCAGCCAGGACACCCATTTTTCAGGTTTGCCCTCATAACGTTTGATGGCGCCGTTCAACTCGTTCTCGTCGCGTTTGGCAATGCGACGGGAGGCATCGAGCAGGAGCGGCATATAATCGCGTTTGGGTTTGACGGGCGAATCCGCGTCAGAGGCAGTGTCGCCATCGTCGGCAGGTATCATCGAAGAGGAGAGGTTCAACGGATGGAGCGGTTCATCCCCACCCTCGTAAGGCAGGAGATTTTCGCGCTCGCGCACCTCGTTGCGGGTGTATATGCCGTTGGTGATGGCTGTGGCATATGCCTGCATACGGCTGACAATATCCGTGCGAAGGAGCGCATCGAATAAATGCTCAAAGAAATAAGCGCCGCGTTCCTCCTCGAGGAGAATGTCCTTGTTCAATTGCTGATCAATGCGGACCGTCCACGGGCGCAGAGTATGCGTCACATATCCGATAGCCTGTTGCTCGATGCCCGTGCCCCAACTGGTGGACCGCTCCACATCCCCGAGCATATGCGGCGGGATGCGACCAAACACGCGCCCAATCTGCTGGATCGTCCATTTCTGAGTTTCGATGAACTGGGCATCTTTGGCAGGAAATCCAATCGTCGCAATATCCAAGCCTTCTTCCAGGACAGCCACCTTGGCGGCATTCCCCGCGCCGCCGTAGGTTTGCGTCCAGGACTCTCGCAGGGCTTTCGCGGCCTCCTCACCGAGTTTGGCGGGATGTTTGAGCAGGACTGACGGGCGGGCGTCGTTCTGGAATACACGCGAGCCGTATTTTTCGGTTGCCATCGCCAGGCCGATGGCATTGCGAGCCAATGAAATTCGGCTGTAACCACGCAGGCCATCGAAACCGAAAGCGGGAACATGCAGGATTTGTTCCTGTGTGAATGCGATCTGCCTTCCCTGGTTGTTGCGATAAAGATAGATACGTTCACCATCCTTGCGGGCAATTTCCATGCTGGCAGGATTGAGCGGCCAGATCTCACGTACCACACCGCGCGTATCCCATATCAATTGACCGTAAAAATTACCCCATCCAAGCAGGTGCCCCATGAGGATTTCGCGGAAAACGTAACTGGTCATCTCCGGGTTGGGCGCGTCGTGCAAAAGCGCATAATAGGGATGATCGATCGCGCGTTGCTTGCCGCGCGGTAATCTACGATAGAGGATCAATGGCAGGGATGCCGTATCCTCACATAGGATCGTGAACGCCGCCAAGACCGCTGGCACCGTCAACGATCTCTCGACGGTCACAGGCTCGCCCGTATAAGTGGGTTCGCCCATGGCAGAGATCAACCATTCGGGCGGGTTGGTCAAATTGACCATGCGTTTTTCAAACAGCATTTTTTATTGCCGTTCCCTCGCATTGTTTTCCGCCGTGCGGATCAGGAACAACCCCACGACCATCAATGCCCAATCGATGCCAATCGCCAGGCTCATGCCTGTTGCCAGCAATACGAGACCCAGAAGGAAAATCCATTCTGTCACGCCGAGGGAAATTCCCAAAGTACGTGAAACGATGTTGGTTTTAGGAGTCTGCTCTGGCATGGCGTTTGGTGTTAAGAAAAAAAAGACCGACACTCCGCGGGGGAGTGTCGGTCCGAATGTTCCGACGAATCGGTGAGATCAATTGTACGGGCGCACGAAAGCGCCTTATATTAATTATAGCATAAATCAGCGGCGCGGTTTGCGGTATTGGTCATGGAACAGTTCACGCGGCTGGACATATCGGCGAAAGAATCTGGATTTTCGTATCAACGTAACAATATGCTGAACAGATAACGCACCTGCCGAGGTCAATGTTCCCGACAACGCAATGGCATAGATGCGCGCTACAACAAGGATGCCAGCAATGGTCGCAATGGAGCCGCTCAGGGGTTTGTTGATACGCTTCGTCAACACGCCCACCATCGAGGAAATTCCGCCGCTCAGACTCTTCCCTACCTGTTTGACCACATTCCCAGTGATCGTCGAGATCGAACCGCTCAGGGATACCAGGATCGAACGGATGGCATTCAACGATCCAGTAATGGTCGCAATGGAGCCGCTCAGGG